ATTTTGGTTTGTTTTTATGTTTGAATTTTAAAATTATTATTTTGAATTTTGATATATATTCTTGATTTTTTAGCGTTTGTGTCTTTTGTTCGAAGGTAATAGGACCCAATTTAGATATTATATTCCATTGATCTATCTTTGAACTTGGCATTGTTCCTGTAAATCCAAATTTATGAGGAGTTTTTATTAATTTAAATATTTTGTTGATCTCATTTCCTCGACGTAAAGAATGACACTCGTCCACCAAAAGAATTTTTACTTTATCCAATATAGATAAATCTGTCTTATCACTCAAAAGCATTTGAGTTCCTGCAACTATTACTGTTGCGTTCTCATCGGGTTTATTCTTTCCTGACCATTTCGTTACATTTTCCAACCCATATGATACAAAATCACTTGCTGTTTGCTCTACTAACTGAATTGTAGGAACTGTGATTAGAGTTAATGCATTTTTATCATTCAAACTTTCTCTTAAAGACCCAATAAGTCCTGCACATATTAAAGTTTTTCCACCTGCTGTAGGAATTATAGTAACACCCCTTCCTTGTTTTGTTGCTGCTATTATAGAACTTTCTTGATAATCTCTATATTCAAACTTTAACTTCTTTAAACTGCAATCTGAAAATCCACAGTTATATTCTTTATTTAATTCTTCTGATATTTCATAGGAATAATGATTTTCTTCCAAAAATTTTATTATTTCTCCCGTTAAACCTGTATCAAACCTTCCACTCGGAGTTATTGCATATAATCTAGAAGAAATATATGGTACATTTTTTCTATAAGCAGGGTTTAATATGGAAAAATTCTCTCTAACAATACCAAAAGTGTCAAAATCACAATTTAATTTGCCTTGATTGTTGTTTATTGTTAAAGTTATCATGTTTTAATATCACGTAGTTTCCATTTTGGTTATTTCTACGATATTTTTAAGGTCAAAGGTCATACTTTTAAAAATAGTTTCAACCTTTTCCAAATATTCTATTATTATTTCCTTATCTTCTATATCTTCATTGATTTTTACCATTGATTCAGAAGATTCTATTTTTTTTTCTAAATTTGATTTTGGAATACCTGCTGGTATTCCTTCATTTTGTAAAACAGACAATACTTTGTCTCTGATTTCTTTCTTTTTTTTATTTAACCTATTTAAACTTCTTTTTTCTTCTATCAATCTTGCAACCCACTTATGTTTGATGGCAGGAAGCATAAGTTGTTTTTGATATAAGTTAATTTCATCAATTTTAGTATCTTCCTGTAGTTCTTTTTTGAATTCTTCTAATATATCCATAAGTATATAAAATATACGTTATTATAAACTATGTTAAAAAAATTTCAACAATTATTTAATAATATAATGGAAAATATGAATGCTGCTGCCTTTCCGGGTGGTGCATTTGGCGATGGACCGGGAAACGTAACTACAGACCCCAACACTTATGCTTCCATGTCTATAGCAGGTAAACCTTCTGTAAAAGGACCAAAGAAAAAACGCAAAAAATATAAAAAACCTCTTATAATTCGCAGAACTCTTCAAAGAAAAGCATTATGATAGATTGTGGTCATTGGATATTAGAAGAAGGAGTATCTATTTATGATGAAACTTTTGGTTTCATTTATGAAATAACCAATTTAGTAACAAATAAAAAGTATATTGGCAAAAAACAATGTTTCATGCGTATAAAAAGAAAACCTTTAAAGGGTAAAAAGCGAAATCGAATTTCCAAAGCAGAATCAAACTGGAAAGATTATACTAGTTCTTCTTTTGATCTTAATGAAGATATCAAAAAATATGGAAAAGGAAATTTTCAGTTTAAAATATTAAAAACATGTAATTCTAAATGGGAATTAGCATATGAAGAAATAAAAGAACAAATAATTCGGAATGTTTTATTGAGAGATGATTACTATAATGGCATAATCAATGTTAGAATAGGAACTCCTCCGAAAGAATTAAAAAACAAACTTTTAACATTATGAATAAAGATTATATTATAAAAAACATTGAAAAGTCTTTAGTCGAAACTGAAGATATTACAAAAAATACCTTACCAAATGAAATATTTGAATTAGAAGGAATGAGTGGAAAACTATATAGACAGTTTATTAACCATTTATTAAAAAATTTAGGAAGCGATGTCAGTTTTTTAGAAATTGGAACTTGGAAAGGTTCGACTTCAATATCAGCATTATATGAAAATTTAAAAAATATAAAAAAATATTGGCTTATAGATAATTGGAGTCTTTTTGGTGGTCCAAAACAAGAATTTATAAAAAATTTTAAAAATATAATAAAACAAGAACCAAATTTTATAGAAGGTGATTGCTTTAAAATAAATCCTAAAGACCATGGAATAGAAAATGTGAATGTTTATTTTTATGATGGACAACATGAAGAATCTGATCAAGAAAAAGCATTATCTTATTATTATGATTGTTTGGAAGATATATTTGTTTATATAGTAGATGATTGGTTTTGGGATTTTGTAAGAAAAGGAACTTACAATGGTTTGAAAAAAAACAATTTGAATATAATATATCAAAAAGAATATAAAGAATTTTATAAAGACACAAAGGCAAATCTACCAGAAACTTGGCATAATGGAATTTCCATTTTTGTACTTGAAAAATAAATATTAGAAATGAGTAATCAAACCAGTTGTATTTATTGTGGGTCACAATCTTATGGAAGACCTTGTATGTTTTCTCCGACAAATACCCATGTTCATATGGATGAACCGGGTAAATGCATCTATTGTGGCTCTCCAAGCATTGGAGGTGGTTGTATGTTCAATCCTTATGGAACAGTTCATGTAAGAGGACCTGAATATCTTAATAATGCTGCATTAAAGACCGAAAAAGCAGCTATTTTGACATATCTTTTCAATATGATAGGATCTGTCTTAGAAGAAGGTAATGTTTATAAGTCACCTTTAGACAGACTTTATAAGAGAATGGCAGGAATTATATCTTCCATCACAGAACCATTGATGGAAGCTCTTTCTCTTCAGGAAACTCCTACCTATAAAGACATGTCGAAAGAACAGCTTATAAAATCTGTAGAATTTAAAAATAAATTTAAAAAAGAATTGGAATCTCTTTCAAAAGTCATGTTAGAAGCATCAGATCATCTTCCCCAAGAAGTTGTTGAGAAAACTTTGGTCGATGCTATAATGACTTTTAATGTCCGAAAAGATAAAAATTAAAGATTTTCTTGTCTATTACAACTCTCACAGAATAATTTTATTTCCTATATACGAATATCTTCCTATTTTGGCTGATAGTATCATAAAAGATTTCGAGGATTGGGGTCTTTTGGAAAGTAAACTCATCACCCAAAGAGAGAAATATTTTAAATTCTTTCTAGAAAAACAACTTGACAAAATTCTAGAAAGCTTTATAATGATTTTTAAGGATTTAAATATTAAAATTTTATCAATTTATAAAGATATTAATCTACCTTCAGAATATAAACAATACTTTAAAGAACCTGATAAATTTTGTAAAAATGTAAAAAAGATTCTGAAGAATAAAACAAAGTATTTCAAAGATATTAAAGATAATTCACTATCCTTAAAATATAAAGGATATTATAAAAATATAAAACTCGGAGATCCTACAGGAGAAGATTTAGAGTTTTTACTCAAAATATTTAAAAAGATGTTTTGATAAATCATTGATTTATAAGGAGTTATAAAAAATACAATGTTTAAATTTGTAACTCCTTTAAAATCAACTACTTACAGAACCTAACATTCAAGTTCTTTAAATGCTTTATTATTAAGGACTTATAAATTAGCTGCCTGGAAATGCATCCAGTCAAAGTTTCTGGCTCTTCCTAAACTTGTCCAGCCTTCTCCTTCTACTATCTTCCAAAAGGCATCATATTCTTTTTTAGCAAATGCTGCTCTGTCTCTTCCCCATTTAAGAAGATTTCTGTCTGGGTCTAAATCAACAGCAGCACCCCAAGAATGAATCGACCAATTGGATCCTCCTCGCATCTTACGAACATTTACACATCCTCCAAAGCTATTCAGTTTAAGTTTTTGAATGTCTTTTAAGCCATATGTTTTAAGTGTTTGTTCAAAAATTGTATGTAATGATTCTGAACATTTTTGATTACATGATATTTTTTTAACTTTAGTGTTTTCATCCCATGCCAAATACATTTCATAAGGAAGTTGTATTTGAGTCATGTTTTCTCCAACAGGTCCATAAAACGCTGTCATTGAAGTAAAGTTTTGTTTAGGCCAATTATTCATGCGGTTGTTCCTCCACCCATTTTAAAGGAGCATAAGAGGGATCATCTTTATATTTTTGGGCATAAATATCGATAATAGTCTGTTGGACCTCTTCTTTTGCATAAGAAAGTTCTCCTTTTAGGCTTGTGTTTGATTCGGAATTATATCTAAAATCTATTGCTGCTTGTAAACCAAGATAAGCAGAAATAACAATTGCAAAAACTTTAATAGTTTCTACGAATATTGTAACAAAAGGAGCAGTAATTGTAGGAACTGGTGCTGTTAAGAATAAAATAAAAACACTAACACAATAAAATCCCAATAACATCAAAATAGAAGTAAAAACTATAAAAAACTTTTTACTTCTTAAAAAGTTAATAGACTTCATTTCATCAATATATTCTGGTGGAGTGTTTGGTGGAACTTTATCATGACTCACCATAGCTTCCAAAGACTGACCAATTATTGAAAGTCT